GCGGTTCCAATGGCCATTACGCCACCTCTCTTATAAACGTACGTTCCATAGGACGAAACCCTTTCCGCGTATACAGATTAGCCATCTTGCCTACGCGGTCATCTTCAAGGGCAATCATAAAAAGTGCTGTTGCATTGTTTGCGATTGCCCACGATTCAATCATATCGTACATGGCTTTACCGGCGCCCTTACCCCGTGCTTTGGGAACTAGCCACCACCACAACTCCTGCACTACCATACTGGAAGGGCTGAAGTACATAGGGTAAAGCAATGCGCCGGCGATTCCAACGATTTTGCCGTCGTCTTCAGCCAGCCATACCCCCATGCTGGGGTTTTGCACAGCCTGTAAGAAAAAGTTGGCATACCCCTCGTCGTCAAAGGGAATGACACCGTTAATCGGGGACGCCGCGTAAAACGCCTGCGCCAACGGCAGGTATTGCGGAAAGTCCTCGGCAATGGCGTTGCGTACGATCACGACACTTCCCGACCGCTAGAGCGGATGTTGATGGCCGATGCCGTGCCTGCGATAGTCGAGATGTAACCGCCCGGCGCCAGCACTTGACCGACGATCTCGGGAAAGGTGTACGTTTCGGACGGCAGCAGCGTCTTGTTCTTAATGATCAAGTTCTGGTTGCCGGCGTTATCAAAAGCCGTCACCAGATTGACCGACAGCGTAGCCGCCGAGGCGCTGTAATTGGTGGCCGTAAACTTGTCAATGATAGTTGATACGTTAGTCGCCACGTACTGCGTCGTCTGACTGTTTTCGGCGATTTTGGCCGGGATCAGAACTTTAATGATAACTGCCATACGTCACCTTAGAATGTAAAGACCATGCGCACGCGGCCATTTTGGCCGGGATTGCCATCAAAAAAGAAGCCGCCATCGCCACCAGCACCCGCCGTCAGCGACCCTACGCCCGCAACGCCTGCCGCACCCGTCTGCTCGTACGCTGCACCACCGTTGCCGGTCGTGTTAGTCGTGTTGCCGCCGGTAGCCGTGCCGCCCGGCCCTTGAATGGGATAGGAACCGTACGTACCACCACCGCCAGGATTGGCGGTCATTGTCGTGATCGTATATGTGCCACTGAAAACATTAGAGAACGTGCCGTAGCTGCCATCTAGCGTGGAACTTGTTGCGCCTGCGCCACCAGAGCCCACGGTAAAGTTGATCGTCTTGCCATCTTGGCCTGAGAGCACAAGAACAGTCTTGCTGTAGCCGCCGCTACCGCCGCCCGCACCCGCGAACACTTCGGGCTCCATCGGCACGATAAACCCTACGTAGCCGTAGCCACCGCCACCGCCACCGCCCCAAACTTCAATCGTTACGCCCGTGGCGCCTGTGGGGATCACAACCGAGCCCGCGCCGGGAGACGTAGCGTCATAGACGCCCGCACCAGCACCGCCGGCGGTGCCGTTGATGAAGGCTGCTAGGGTCGCGCCGCCCATTAGGTCAAGCCCGCTCCGCTGATGAACCAAGAGGTCGCGCCGACCTTAATGCAGGTCGCCACGCCGTTTTGGGCAAGCGTCCGCGTGCCGGTCGTTGTGCTGTTAACCAACGTCAACGTGTCGGAAGTAATCGCAATCGAAAGCGCTGACGCGTTGAGGTTGATGACAATAATAACCGTACCCACCGTAAACGGCACGCTCGCGTTAGCCGGAATAGTCAGTGTCACGCTGCTGCCATTCATCACAACGGACTTACCGGCGTCCGAGGCAATTAACGTGTAGTTGGTCGTTTTGCTGTTCTGCGGCGCGTCACGATAACCAACCGGATAGTTGGTGTTGGACGGCGCATTGTCAGGGATTAGAGCCGTGCCGGTGAAGGTCGGGCTCGCAATCGGCGCAAATTTAGCGTCTGAGGCCGTCTTGGTGTAGGCGTCCGTGATGCCGTAGCCTGAAAGCGTTGTCGGGGTGCCGGTCACGTCCGTCCATGCAATGCCTTCGATACTAAAGTCGTTGACGCCCGACACGTCGTCGTACGTGCCGATCACGACGTTAGTCGAAGTCATCAGCACAAACTTGTAAGAGACGCCCTCTGTCAGCCAGATGGCCTGCGCTGTCCGCCCTGCGGCGTTAAGCACAATCGGATTCGTGTTTGGCGTTGCGCCAGACGAATCCGTGTAGGTCGCCTGCGGCGTGGTCGTGCCAGCCGTGTACGTCCAGAGCTTACCGCCCGAGAGAATGTTGCCGTTGTTGTCGAAGAACTGCGCCCCGACGCCGGCAAAGGAAGAAAGAAACACGCTCATATATACACCTGCATAACGGTCAATATGATGGACGGAATAGCCGGTACGGGCGCTGCCGCCGCAAAGCTCTGCAACTGGACACTTAAATCACTAACGGAAAAGTATAGTTGAAAGTAGTCGCCATTTGACAGCGGCAAGAAAAAGTTTGCAGCAGAGAAGATTTCGGCGTTGTTGCCTTGGATTTGAACCAAGCTAGCGGAGTTAGCGACCGCCGTACCGTTAATAGCCGGCCAAATATAGAACTGGCCCGTACCACCAGAAGTCTTGTCAACTTGGATGGAAAATTGAATGTTGTAGACCGCCGGTCGAGTTACTTTAATCTTGGACGCGTCCGCCGGATCTTTGTAAATGCCGTACGCTTGATCCGCGTTGTTGTACGTGATCGCTTTAGCCGTATTGATGACCGCTGCCGCTTGAGTCTGGGTTGAGTAAAACGACCCGTAATTAATTGGGTTTGGTTCGGGCGCTTTGGGTGCCAACTGCAACGCCTTAATTTCAGACTGAAATCGAGCCAACTCGGCGTCAACTACGCCGTCCGTCGTTGTCAGTTCCAGATCGGCAAGCGAAACGGCGGTCGTGCCTGAGCCTGTCAGCGTGAATTGGTTGTTGAGAAAGCGGAACCACTCACGCGAAATAAGGCCCGTCCGCTCGTCAATGAACGGAACGCGAGGCGCTGGGATGTTAGTGATGTTAGGCACTGGTGCCAGAGATCCTTAACTCTGCGCCCATAATCGCCGTTACCATAGGGTCAGCGGCTGTGAGCTCGTACACCCGGTCACGCGACTTAAGCGTAGCGCCCAAGCGGCGCCAGATGACGCGGGTTTGGGTGGCCCCAATCGGTCCCAGCGACTCCCAACGCTCATGGCTCCACGTATGTCCGCCGTCGTCCGACCAGCGCAGCATGACCTGCGGGTGCGGCACGCTGTTGTTGGGCTCGCCTTCGACGATAATGCCGCCGTTGTTTTGCTGCAACACCAACCCTGGCGCTTGCTGCGCCAAGAATGACGGATCGTCGTACAGACCGCCCACACCAGTCTGGCAGTCTAGCTGCAACTGATGGTGGATGGTGCGCGTCAAGTTATTGGCGCCGGTCGGCAAGGCGCGCCAGCGGCGCATCCAACGCTGCTCCTGCTCGTCGTCGCGGAAGTACCGCAGATCAAACTGGTAGAGATTGCCGTTCTGGAAGTCGCCGACAACCGGCTGACCTTTGAAGCGGGCATGGCAGTTGGAGCGATGCCGCTTAAACTTGCCCTTGGCAAACCCCGCCCGCTCATGCCACGCGCCCGTCGCGGCATCGTACACCCACGTCGTCTCCGCGCTCGGGAAGATAAGGACGTAGAACGCATGGCCGTCCTGCTGGTACGTGTATGCCAGCGCATCGGACATGTCGGCGTAGCCTTGGATGGCAAACTCGACCGCATGGGTCGAGACGCGCACGCCTTGGTAGCCTTGAGCGCGATAGACGACACCCTGACCGCGCGCGTCGGCACCCAGCCAGAACACGCTGTTGTCGAGTTTGGCAACCGAGTACGGCGCGATGCAGCCGATTTCGTTGTAGGCGCCTTGGATGCGCTCCAACGGGAAGTCGGGGTTGCCGGAGTTGTACCAAACCTCGACCGAGTTTGTGCCAAACAGCCACGCCTCGCGGTGGTCGATAATGATTGACACCAAGCCGTCCGGCGAACCTTCGGCGCTAGCAAAGTCAAGAGGGTCAACGGACAGGCCGTCAAACAACGCCGTTACCCAGATGCGTTGGCTGTTCGGCTCGTTAAAAACAAAGTAGCCGTCAAGGTAGCCGACCGTCACGGCGCCGGGAAAGTCAGGATCGGTGATTTGCTGGAAGACATTGGTATTGCTGTTGTAGATGTAACTAACGGGGTTGCACGCCACAAAAATCTGAATACCGTTGTCGGCCATCGACACCGGACCAGTGCCGGCGATGTCGCCGAGCTTGGTAGCGTTAAGCCCTGCGTCAACCTTGTAGAACTCGCTCCCCGAGGCGACGTACAGATTGTCGCCCAAAGGATACAACGCACGGATGGGGCCGGAGCCCACGTCCATGTACTGCCGCAAGCCGGGGCAACGCTGAAGATACGCAGGCTCTTTGCCGGCCTCGGGGATGACCTCGGGGTAGAGGTTCACCATCCGAGCATCGGCGGCGTTTACGCTGCGCGCAACGTAAGACGAGCCCAGGATCGGCGTCTTCATTAAAAGTTACCGGCGTAGATGTTGTACCGATTGCGACG